TGATTAAATCAAATTTACCAATTTTCATACCAAACTTTTTATAGGCATTTATCCGTAATGCTAAAGTTCTATTATACACATATCGAACTGCTCCAATTTGAGAAGATATAGTTTGCTTTTGTTCTTTATTTGGATAAAGTCTTGCTTTTACAGCTTTTAACATATCTTCTCCTTTTTTAATTGGTGTGTATTTTGATACTACTATTTTTTCGCTAATATGTCAATATTAAATTAAAAGGTGTGTGATATATGGATATACAGAAATCAAGACACGCAACTCATCTTCTTCATGCTCATTTAGTATTTGTAACTAAATATAGATACAACATCTTAACAAAAGAGCATATAGACTATATGGGTAAAATCTTTAAAGAAACTATTGAAGAGATGGGAGGAACTTTACAAGAGTTTGATGGCGAAAGAAATCATGTTCATTTACTCATTCAATATCCACCTAAACACTCTATATCATTAATTGTAAACAATTTAAAAGGTCGTTCTAGTAGATTACTTAGAAGAGATATGCCAAATATTAAAGAAAGATATTGGGGTAATGGTTCTGCATTATGGCATAGAAGCTATTTTGCTGGTAGTGTTGGGGGTGCTACACTTGATGTTGTTAAACAATATATACAACAGCAAGATACTCCGAACTAATACCGCTTATATCCACCCCCTAAAGGAGGTGGTTTTACGCTGTTTGATGATAATTTCTCAATCAGCTACACATACTGTTAATATATGTAGCCTGTTGAAATATTATCTATTGTGTAAGTTTCATCTCCTGTACATTTTCAATATAAATATTCATTTTTATATTATTCACAATAGAGGGGTTCGCCCCTATAAAATCTTGAAGTCTTTTAATTCTTGCTTTGTCTCTACCATACTCACTTATTCTAGCTTGAGCTTTTAAATCTTTCATCACTTGTTTTGCATAAAATTTCTTTGATTCCATCTGTTTTTCCTTTTTTTTAAAGGTATTAAAAAGTTTAAATTAATACCTTTTTATATATAATTTTATCAGCTATGAGTAACCCAGTTCGTTTTATGGAGCGATTAAATATAACGGTCGGAGGATTAATTACCCTTTGACCTTTTTTTTTGTCCTCCTAAAACGAATTAAGGGAGATTTAATGAACAAGATACTCATAGCGATTATTTTTGTGTGCCTTCTAGCACCAGTGCTTCACTAGCATAGTCAAGGGGATTTTTCCCTTGTCTCCCTTTTAAGAATTAAAAAGTTCTAAATGATTTACATACAAACAAGCATCTACATAGTTTTTTTGAGTTATATGTCCATAACTTTTTGTAGCAAACTTTTTATTAAGTTCACTAAATATGATTTGTGATATTTTTGAAGTATCCATATTATGAAATCTTTGTAGTTCCCTAGCTCTCTTACTCACACTATCACGAAGATTATCTCTTTGTAGAGTTGTTATAGGGTCATTTTCAGTGTTTTTAACTTGTATGTGAAGAAGTTTGAAGTTCTCTATTCTCTCTTGGTGTCTTTTAATCTCAGGGTTTGCTAACTCCTCAACTGTTTGAGCAAGTTGTGTAATAGCTTCACTTTGTTTAGTTAAAACATCTGTTATGTTTTGCATAAAATTCATCATCATCTCATTTTGCTTTACTATCATCTCTATAATAGGTGTTAAATCTTGATGTGGTGTGATTGAGCTAGTAAACTCTTTTTCAACTGCGATAAAATAATCACGAACCTCTTTAGCCTTAGCACCTTGACTCATCATCGCTATATGTTTACTTGCATTAGCTGTGATGATATATTCCTTTTTAGTGCTTGAAAGCCCTGTATTTCCACGTTTGACTTTTTGGTCAAATGTGATGAAATCCACATTTTCCTGTAATCCAGCTCTTTTTATTTGAGCTTTTATCCAGTGAGCAAACTCTTGCTTTATTTTAAGTTCTGTCCATAAATCTCTTGCAATAACTGAATTCACTTCTTCAGCACCTATAACTTTTTTCTCTATAACTATTAACTGTTGCATTTCTGCTCCTTATATTTAGTGTGAAAGTTAATTCACTGCCAAAATTATATTTATTTTTTTTTGTTAAAACATACTTTTAAATACACTATTTAATCAAATTATTTATGATATAAAGTCAATTAAACAAATATACTCTTAAAACTTAGTTTACTTTAAAAGTATATATAAACATAATTATATACTTCTAGCATAATAAAGTCAAGTAATTATACTTATCTAGTAATTTTTGCTATAATAAGATACTTAAAAAGTAGGTTTTATAAAATGAATAACGAAGAATTTATAACAATTTTAAAAGTAGCAAAACTAAATAAAAAAGAATTTACAAATTTAACAGGTTTGGCGTATAGTACGGTAGCAAACTGGAGTACAACTCAAAATATACCATATTGGGTAAAATCTTGGCTAGAAAACTATATCAAAGCAAAAGATATGGATAAAGTTGCTGAGACTATGAAGCCTTATATTAAGTGAAAAGAAGTAGAATGAAATGGTATTTTAGAGCGGTATTACTCTTCTTTACTCCAATTGTATCTGCTTATATAACATACTTAGCTAGTAAATTATTCGGATATGACAATGGTATGGAATGGTGGGATATTGTTGAAATTATGCATATAAATGAACTTACAATAAGTTTATTCTTTATAAGTTTTGCTGAACCGTATGCTGTTTTATATGAAGAAGCTTTGAATTATAAAGTTGATTATGCTCAAGGAAGTGAATATATAGCAACTCCTTCTTATGTACTTCTAACATATCTGTATTTTGAAGATGGAAACGGTTGGTTTTTATTGCCCTTTATTATTATTGTCATAATAATGTATATAAATAGCTTTATTTATAGAGAACACAAAGAGGAAATAGCATATAAAAGAGAATTAGATGATTAGTTAAGAGAGGGAGTTATATCAAATCTGAAACTATAATTTAAAGAGTTTTTATTATAATTTTTGTATAAAATCAATATATTATTAGCATTTAACTTTTAGGTTAAATGCAACAAATTACGTTACACAAAGGGGTTAGGCAATGGAAATTATTATATTAATTGTTTTAGGTGCAGTTCTTTTTTTTACATACAATGGATTTGCTACAAGATGTCCAAATTGTGGAATGTATAAGTTACATTCAAAAGATAAAAAAGCTACTAAAGAAGATTTAGAACGATACGAAGAGTATAAAAAAGCAGGTATTACAAATTATTTTGAAGGCTCTAGCATCTCTGTGGGGGAAAAGCCAAATTATCAAACTGCAAAATTCAAATGCTCATCTTGTGATTATTCTTTTTATAGAAAAGAAGCTTTGATATGGTTAGCTACGGCAAATAAACTTGGTGAAGAAGTAGCGATAAGAGAATATCATAAACTACATGAAAAAAAATGATGATTTTACTTTTCGCCTTTTAGGGCGAGAAGTCTATTTTTAGGGGTTTAAAGAGTGAAAAAGAAAGAATTTGATAAATTATTAAAAGATATAAATTTAACTAGACAAGAGTTTGCAAATTTAACAAATTCAGCATATAGTAATATTGGAAATTGGAACGATGAAAAAAAGCCAGTACCAGGTTGGGTGAAATCTTGGTTAGAAAATTATATAGAAAAATGTAAACATGAAAAACTAAAACAGACTTTGAGGGATGTGGGGGTTTTTGATGGGTAAAGTGTTTAGAATGGAAGAAAAGTAAGTGGAAGTGTTCTTCTTATTGGTTTTCTTTTTTATTCTCTTTTTTGCAGGATCATTAGATACTTATAAAAATAACATTTATGCTAAAAATGATGAGTTACGAGAACATATAAATAGAGTCATTAAAGAAAATATTCAAATTGTGAATTTAACAAAAGAATTATAAATGTCTGAAGTAATACTTATTGCTATTATTTTGATTGTCATAATAATACTGTTATATATAAAATCTACTGAATATTTAGTAGAATTTTTATATGATAAAAAGATATTAAGAAGTAAAGATTTAAAAGATGAGCAAGAGAGACTTATTAACAAGTTAGATATAGTTATTGCAAGAAACAAACAACTTAAATCATCTTATATCATTAAAAAAGAAAAAAAACTAAAACAAATAGAATACCAAAAAATCATTCAGCAAAGAGATAATGATATTACAAGGCAAAGAGAAGAAATTGAAGAGAAAAAAAGAAAGAAAGAAGAAAGGTTAAATAACTGCATTGAAAATTACAGAGACAAAAAACTAAACCGTAGTTCAGAAAAGATAGGTGCAAGATACGAAAGACAAATAGGCTATATCTATGAGCAACGAGGTATGAATGTCTCATATAATGGAATCTATAAAAAACTTCAAGATGATGGTATAGATTTGATTATTAAAGATAAAAAAACTCATCTTCTTATACAGTGTAAAAACTATGCTCAAAAACATCAGATACATTCAAACACTATCGCTCAACTTGTTGGAGACAGTGCGACTTATGCACTAGAAAATCCTAATATTAAAGTACATGCTATGCTTGTTACAAGCTATGATAATCTTGATGATAGAGCAAGAGAATATCTGAAATTACATAATATTGAACATTTCATAAAACAGTATTCTGTGGAGTATCCACTCATTAAATGTAAAAAAGAGAGTATGATTTATCATCTACCATGTAATGCTAACTATGATAGAATAAAAATAAATATAAAAAAAGGAGATAGGTATCTTGAATCAGAACAAGAAGCTGTTGATGATGGGTTTAGACTTGCTAATAATTGAAGTTTTTGAGAGTATCAAGTGTGATGAGGAATGAGTTGGAAATCACGACAACGATATATTAATCAAAGTACAGGTCGTTTAAAAACAAATATGTTATCTAAAGATTCTACTCCATTACCAAAGAGGCATAGACATATAAAATCAATATACCTTATACATTAATCAATAAAACCTAAAAAATCATCAACTTCTTGCTTTTTTTGAGGAGGTGTTGATTTACCATCTAGTGGATCTGATTTTAAATACTTATCCTTTTCAACTTCATCTTGTTTTTTTATCCATTCTTCACTAGCAATATTATAAGCTTGAGTTAAATCTTTACCATTATTCATAAGTGGAATAATCTTAGTTTCTAAAAAGTCTAATTTTGGTTTTGTAGTTTCATCGACAACTGCTTCACCATATTTATCTTTATTAAGAGCTTCTTTCGCTCGTAAGTATTTGGAAATACTTATAATATCTCTAGCTCCATCTACACTTTTTACGGTACTTTTTTTGATTAGTTCCTGCTCTACTTTAAATAGTTTTTGCTCTTGTTTGGAAAGTGCCTGTTGCTGTTTCAAATCTTTCTTCACACTATTTAACTTACTTATTTCATTACTTTTATTTGCATCAGCTTTTGCAGATAGAGCTATTTTTGTATTTAGATTTTCTATCTCATCTTTAGAAATATTATCAAAACCACCACCATTATTATAATTATCTTTTAATGTTTGTAGATTTTCAGTTCCATTTATAGATGCTGTATATTTACCAAAGGCATCATCAACTTTTATTTGTGTTTTAATTTTCTTATTTTCATCAGCTTTTTCAGATAGAGCTATTTTTGTATTTAGATTTTCTATTTCATTTGTAGAAATATCATCAAATCCACCACCATTATTATAATTATCTTTTAATGTTTGTAGATTTTCAGTTCCATTTATAGATGCTGTATATTTACCAAAGGCATCACTAAAGTCATTAGCAGTATTAGTCTTTTTTAAAGTTTTAAGGTTTTCATTTGCTACATTTTTTTGAACTCCATAAAGTGCATTTTTAGTCTTAGATACGTTGTTGTCAAGTCTCTCTTTGATTTTATTTGCTTCAGCTTTTTCCCTAGCTGTAAATATTGCATTAACTTTTTCCATTGTTGGACTATCTACTGAATTTGTATCATCAAGTATATTGTTTTTTTCAAACTCTTTTCTACTTGTCGCACCCCAAGCATCAGCTATATAATCGTTATTATCTTCTTTTTGTACCCAATTATCAGCATTGTCAGATATTATTTGTTTCTCTTTTTCTCTATCCTTAAACATTTGTACAACTTTTTGTTTATCCTCAAATGAACCTGTAAGATATTTTTTACCATCTTTAGTTGTAGAGTTTGCTATTTGATTAAACTCTTCTAAAGAGTTATTGTCAGAGGCAGTGGAGAGATACTCTTTTGAATTTTTATCTGCTGTTTGCTGAGTATTAAAAGTATCTAACTTGTTTTGTTCATTCTGTTTCTGTAAATCAAGAACAGCTGATTTTTCTTTGTCTATCTCTTTGCTATAAAGGCTCTTTCCAAAAGATGCAAATGCATCACCAAAAGCACTTGCTCCACTACCAGTATCAGTTGTAACACGACTTGTATTTACCCTTGCAACATCTCCACTAAATGCATCATACCATCCCATTATGCTCTCCTTATGCCATCAACTAAATTTTTATCTTGCTTCACTTGTACATTTTGTTTTGCTATAAGTGAATTGCTAAAAGCTTTTTGTAAATCTATCTTGTTTTTATTTGCAATACCATCAGCTTTAGCATTGTTTAGATTAGTTTGAGACTGTTTAAGCTGGAACTCTAAACCTTGTATCTGCTTTTGTAACTGTGCATTTTCTTGTGCTTGTGGAGAGTTTTGAGATTCATCATCTTTTTTCTCTATAATATCTCTAATCTTTTTAGCACTAGAGGAGTTAGTATCTCTTAATATATCGGGGATAAGATATTTCACAAGAGTAGGGTCTGTACTTTGTAGCACTTTAAGTAGCTCAACATTTTGTCTTAAACTCTCAGAACTCATACTACTTGACTTTGGTCTTACTGAAAATATTAAATCGTATTTACCTACGACTATGGCATTATTTACTTGTGGTTTCATCTTTCCATCATCAAGTAACTCAAACTCTACACCACCGTGAGTATTACGTATAGTCTCATTCATAGTTAAAAACTCTTGAACATAGTCATCATCTATGATGCTTACAACCCTTTGAGTATCATAGTATTGCTCTATAAACTTAATAGATTTTTTAATGATTTTCTTTTGAAGTCTATCACTTGAATTTGTGAACCGACTTAACCCAACCATACCTGTTTGTATTCGCTGTTCTTGACCTACACCACTCATGCGATTGTTTGCATTTCCTAACATCTCTTTATTGACATTAAGAAGTTCACTTATCTGGTTACGTCCATCTATGATGATATTTAGTATCTGTTGGATTTGAACATTTTGTTTTATATCTTTGATACCATTTAAGTCATTCACTAAAACTACTGCATTATCTAAGCTCCACTCATCATTAAAAGCATCTATATCATCATCTATCAATGCACCAGATTGAACAAGTGTTTTGTTATTTGCTAACATATTTTGAAGTCTTAGTTTTGCATAGTTGATATGGTCTTGAATAGGCATAATATCTCTATACAATCCCCAATATTTTATATTTCCTCTAAAGTCTCTGTTTAAAAATTCAACTTCATAAGGGAAACCTTTGAAATTAAAAGGGCTTTCACCTTGAAGCAATATAATATCATTACTCCAAAAACAGTAATAGTATTTATCTTTTTTACTCGTTTTATCAAACTTTCTATACCAACTATAAGTAAGTAATGTTCTTTTTCTTATAGTCTCATCTGCATATAAATCATCTTCAACAACATCACTTAAATAGTTTGAATCAGTACATCTTTTTATAAGCTCTTCTTCAAAACCTAAACCATACAAATCCTCAACATCAATCCAAAAAGCACGATGAATATATCTTGCATCATCATTATAGTTTTTCCCGTGGGAAAATGGGTCAAGAAACATTTGTGCTTCTGGTACTGCTTTTATCTCTAAATCTTTATGCTCACGTGAAAACTCATCATACTCACCACTAGCACTTATGCTTAGTTCACAAATAGATACACCCTCTATCGATAACTCATCATCAAGTGCATCTATCTCTGTTTCATAATCATTCACACTTGTAATAGATTTTATAAGTGCATTTAACATATCTGCACTCGCTCTATCTCTTAGTTCTGTACCAAATAGCTTTATCTCTACATTTCGCTCTTTTTTAAATCCAAGTATAGAGTTGTTATGTTTTGCGATATTATTTTCATACTGTTCTGGTTGCCCACGATTTGCTAAAATCTGTTTTATAGTTGTATCTAGCTGGTCGCCATTGTAGTAGTTCCTAACCTTTGCAGAAAAAGCTTTTGTATCTTTAAAATGATAAGCTGATTCTCTTAACCAGTCTATGAGTGTTGTTGTTGTTTCAAACATATTATGTCACTATTTCTAGCGCACCTGTTGCCAGAGTATCTGTTTTCTTCTTTTTGTTCAATGAAGAGTCAGTCCAAGCATCTTCAAGATTTGTTTGAGCCTTAGTCATTTGACCTTTAGCATACGTATCTTTATCTTTTTCATATTGTAACTGTTTTTTTATAAGCTTATTTGCTTCTTTGCCGTTTTCATATTGACCCCATGCACCAGCAAGTGAGCCAAGCCCTTGTATAGTCAATGCTGTATCTTTACTATCCCACTTTTCGAACATAATTTAAACCCTTTGATAATTTGAAGTTATTTTTTTTCTTCTTATTTTTTTCTTTGTAGTTTGAAGTTCTCTTAACTCTTGTTGGTATAGAGCTAAGTAATGTTTGTTTAGATTCCTATCTTTTGTATTGCGAGTAGGTTTCTCGTGTACTTTACTCATAAACAGGTATCGTAATGCTTCGTTATAGACAAGAGGTAGCTCTATATGACAATTTATATTTTCTATCTCTTTTAAATATCTATATGCGAATGTAGCAGTAGTATTAGAGTTTGGAGTTGGGTTTATTATCAGTAGTTTGTCATTGAATGTATATTGCTTTTCATCTACTCTTATAAAAAACTGTTCAAACTCAACATAGTTATACGCTTGATTATCTACACGAAGAATTATATTTTTTAAAACAATATCATCAAGGTTATATTCACTTATACCCTTTTTTATATCTAGTGTTTTTGTAGCCATAAAAAAAGGTAGGTCAAACTGCAAAGAGTTGTAACTTCTTTGTAGTTTAATAAGTAGCTCAGGCTCTGACCAATGTATAGATTTTTCTTGAAGTTCAATTCTTGATTGGTCTAAAAAGTCTTTTGCTTTCATATATTACTTAGCCTTTAATGCTTTATTAGCTTGTGCTAATTGTTGTTTTAATAATTTCATTTCAGCAGTAGCTTGAGTAAGCTTCTTTTCAAGTTCTATATTAAGCTCTATATTAACTTGCTCAAACTCAATATCTGTTACTTCAGTAAAGTTATCAAACCCTTTTTTAGTTAAGTTAAAAGCTGTTTTTTTATCTACTATAACTATGTCACCATTTTTCAACATAGGTCGAGGTCTAGCTAAAGAGCCTTTAAACTCTTTAGCCTTAGTATCTATATATCTTACAGCACTATAAGGGGTAAAATATACTTTTGTCATCTAGTAATCTTGTCTTGATACTTGATGTTTAACATAAGAAACAGTAACAGTAGCTTTACCAACTGCACTAGCTGTTCCAGCAACATCTACAACAATAGCCATAGATTGACTAGCTGATAATTGACGGTTATTAAATGCTATACCTTTGGCTGCATCAATAGTAGTTAAAGGTATAAATCTTTCAAAATCACCCTCTATACCAACTGATACTTTGTTATCATCATTTGCAAAAGCTTCATCTACTGTTACGTTTACATCTACAACACGAAACCCCTCTGCGATACCCATAAAGTCAATAGTTTTACCAACATTGGCACTACCTGTTATTTCATAAGTTACTGTTCCAGTATCTCTAATCTCTAATTTTTTTCTTTTTACTATAATTGCCATCTGTTTTCCTTATTTACCCGTAGAAGCTACAACTGCAATAACAGCATAATCTTTATTATCAAAAATAGAACCCTCTAAGATGCCATCATTTGAACTTGCTTTGTATTTTGTTTTTGCTAAACCATATACTCTATCTATCCCCGCATGCATTCTACGAGGGTCTTTAGCATCAGCCCAATCATAAAGAGCTATGCCTTGATCAACAACTATATAACCAGCACCAGCACCAACAAAAAGGTTAATCTCTGTTTCTTGACCATCTCCACCTGCATAAATGCTAAGGTCGCTCTTTTTTACACCACCAAATCCAGTAAATTTACTTTTTGAAGTAAGTATACCTGCATCACGGTCAGTGTGTGTTTTCATATTGAGTAAAAGAACACCATCGTGAAAACCTAACGCACCACTAAAGATAGGGTTTGTTTTTCCTCTCTCAAGAGCATCTTTTCTAGCTTCTGCCCAGTTGGCATCATTTTTAATATTTCTAGCTGAATTTGTACCAACAAACATAATAAAAAATTCAACTTCATCATAGTAACCAAGGTTTTCATTTTGAGTTGTTGATACAGGAAGTAATGGTGGAACAGTAGCATTACCAGAAGCATCTAAACCTAGTGAAGCTCTATTTTTTGCCTCTTCAACATCAGACGTTGTAAGTACATCTTCTTTGATAAGATTTGTAGGTGTTGAGTCCGAATGGTGACCACAAACTACGATATTAGTACAATCTGCACTTAAAGCAGAAATAGCAACTTTATCAAACTTCATAGTTCCCCACGTTGTTAATGACTTTGTTGCACCAGTCTTAAACTTATCAGAGTTTCTTCTATTTACAATGTTTGTACTTGATGGTACGGAGTGTTGCCACCCATCAATAGGGATAAATTGTTTTATTTTTTTAATCTCTTCTGCACTTGCAGAGAAATCAACATCGCCAACAGCACCACTTTGAGTAAGAGAATCTTCTAACTCTATCGCTACCACACTTCCTTTTTCAAGTGTTTTAAGAACAACTTTAAATACACTTGTTGTATCATCTTCGCTAGTAGCGATAAAAGGCTTGATTTTTGACTTTCTCATAGAATCTCTAGTTACTGATTTACTATAAGCTACTTTCTCATCAGCAGTAGATAAAAAATCTGCTGCTGACATTCCATTAAATATTGGCATATTGTTTCCTTAATTTATTGTATATATATTTTTAAATCTTTTTGCCTACCCTAAGATAGATAGCAAACACTAGAGCGACACACTTGGGAGGGCTAAAGGCTCTCTAATGTTGCTACCTATCTTAGAGTAGGGCTATTTTTTATTTATCTAAATACCTAAAGCTTCTGCTATCTTCCCATCTGCGATTGCATCAAGTGTTTGTTCTGTTACTTTATCTACCTTAATTAAATCTTGAACATCTTTTAATCTATCTTTATCTTTAAAGATTTTCATTGTTCTTTTAACAGCTCTTAAATCATCTTTAATCTCCCATTCATCTCTTGCTTTGATTGGTGTTGCTTCGTCTTTTTCAGCCATCTATCTATCTCCTTTTTTATCTAAATTAAATACCGAGTGCATCGCTTATTTTTTCTTCATCAGTTTTAAACCCCTGCTCAACCTGCGATGGGTTTACACTCTCTTGTCTTGCCTTATTTACATTTGGAATATTTGGTGCGGGGGTTGTTGCTATATTTGATGGATTAAGTTCAAGATGCTTTTTATAGGCATTTTCATATACATCTGCATACGATTTTGAAGAGTCATATATCTTTTTTTGTTCTGCTCTACTTAAATCATTTTCAAAGAATTTTAAAATATTTTCATGATTGTAATCAGGATATTTTGTAATAACTTTGGTAATGGCATTTTGTCTTTGAAACATACCCTCTTGATTTTCTTTTTCATCTTTAAGCGTTTGTATCTCATCATGTTTAGAATGTTTTACTTCATACTCTTTTGCTTTTTCATTCACAAGTTTCATATAGGCTGGTTTATCAGTAAGCTCTAAATCTTGCTCTTCCTCAGTAAGCTCTTTATCTAACGTTGCATAAAATTGTGATATATCAACAGTTGCTTTTTCAAGTTCTTCTATCTGTATATCTATCTTAGTTATCTCTTTTGAAATGTCTAACTGTTCATCTGTCATAGTCGTTGTATTTGGAGTTACTGGAATCTCTTTTGGCTCTTCTTCTTCTTCTTTAGAAGCTGGAGTATCTTCATTCTCTAAAGGAGTTTCTGACAATCCAAGTGTTTCTTCTAACTCATTTATTATCGACGTATTTTCCTCTTCTTTTCCATTACCCATATGTGTCCTTTAAACCCTATTTGATTTTAAGGTATTGTAGTAAGAAAAAAGAGTTTAAGTAGTGCATTTAGATGCTATGCTTGTTACCAACCAAACACTTTAGCAAAAGATTCTCCTATATCTTCTACAAAGTCATCAAAATCATCACCCATTCTGTCGGCTTCAATTTCGAGTAAGTGACTATTTCCTATGTTGAACCAATCATCTAATATAGCATCAACATTACCACCAATCGAGGTAACATAATCGCCAACACTTTCTTTATCTTGACCGTGTAGATATTCTGATTTTTCATCTTTTGACATATGTGACCATTCATCATATTTATACAACTCATCATAAACAACAGCATTATGTTTGAGTGTCAAATCTCTAATTCTTGAAATATTTGCTTGAGCTAATTTTGTAAGAGAAGAACTATCTTGATAAGGTGTTCCTGCCGTTACTTCAAGTATTCGCTGAACATCGCCCATACTATGAAATTGTCTGTCTAAGTGGGTGTTATAGTTTTTATCTTGTAAACCTAAAAATTTAACTGTATTTAAATCTCCTGTGACATTAAACAGTTGTCCACCAGCACGAGGACTATCGTAATGCTTACCTCCAGCCATCCAGTCATTAGCGCTACCATCTATGATATTTTCTACATATTGTTTAGGAACTTCTAAAAGATAAAGAGGTTTATTAAGTGAAAGATCTGCAAAACCATCTAGTTTAAAATCAAAACTTAGTTCCCAATTTCCTTTACGCTTTTCAGGTTTCTCATTTTTTGTATTGTCTTTATATTCTAAATCATCTTTTCGCTCTGCTAACTCTTTTTTAATTTTTTCTGCACCCTCTAAGATTTTTTTTGCTTGATTGAAAATATCTTGTTCTTGAGAATAGGCATCACTCCGTTCAATAATATCACTGTACCCATCGTTAGTAGTTGTTGTCGTTCCATTTTTATTTATTTTATGTGTAACCGAAGAATTCTCGTCATACCCTGTAACATGACCAGTAAAGGAAGATGTAACATCAGATAGATTATCTCCTATTGAGTTAATCATATCTTGTGTAGTTGCAGTATTCTTTTCATCAGAGATTTTTACTGAAGATACTATGGTTGATGATGATTGTGTATCGTATGTGTGAGTAGAACTAATTTCTCCTGCTACTTTTGTTCCACTCGAGGAAGCACCACCATAGTTAGTGCCACCATTATCAGTTTCAGCTCCTTTAGGAGGTTCATAAGTATCTTGAGTCTCACTAACTCCAATGTTACCACTCATAAACTAAGTAGCCAGTACAGTATCTGTTGCTGTTGGAAGAGTAAGTGTAATATTTTGAGGAGTAGTATTTCCATTTGTGTAAATATTGGAGACCATATCTAAATATAATTTAGTCATATCTTTGGGAATAACAAAACCACCAAGACCTAAATCACCTAAATATCCTTTATAGCTTTCTAACGTTTTTAGACGATTGTTGTAAACAACAGAATGTTCAAGTTCTGCTTTCTGTGCAGTTACAAACGCAATGTCTGCTGTATATTTATTTTTTTGCACTTCATAGATAGATTTACTTGTACCTGTTCCATACGTAGTAGTAAGTATCTCTCCTGTATCGTCATCATAAGTATGAGTGATTGAAACATCGCCATTCTTGATTTTCTCAGCTAGTTCCTGCTGTGCTTTGATTGCAATATCTCTATTTGCTAAGTTAGAACGATTAGTTACATTAGATTCACTCTCTGAAATCTTTTGCTCTTCAGCATCTTTTTGCACTTCATAGATAGATTTACTTGTACCTGTTCCATACGTAGTAGTAAGTATCTCTCCTGTATCGTCATCATAAGTATGAGTGATTGAAACATCGCCGTTTTTGATTCTCTCGGCTAACTCTTGTTGATACTTTATTACTGTAGATGCTTTTAAATCAGCCTCTCTAGCTACTTCAGTCTTAATTTGTGCATCTACTAGCTCATGCTTTTTTATAGTATCAACAACTCTAATACCAGCATCTATGGAGGCTATTATTGTATTTCCTATAACAGTTGCAAAATATTCATCTTCCATCTGTGTTTTTTCTTGTAACTTTTCAACTTTCATTAATAAATCATCTGATATTTTTTTGATTGCATTATTTATCATATCTTCTGTTGTAATAATAGCCATTATTCTAATCCTATTCCGAAATATTTCATTTTATTTCTCTTTATACTTTTATTAGCTTGTAATGCTTTAATATTTAATTCATTTATTTTCATTGTTATCTCTTCTATATCTTTTTCCAAATTAACAACATTAGTGTTTTTAAGTTTCAGCAGAAGAGATTCTAACTTTCGGCTTTTAATCAATGATACCACACTTAGCTTTTCTTTGTTTTCAGACATCGCTATATACTAATGTACCATTCTTTTATTATCGGCTTCGGTCTTAGAACTTCCGAAATAGAAATTAATTACCCCTGCAGTATACGTATTCATTGCACCTATGATAAACATCAATAATTCTTTGTCTCCAATGCTCTGCTTTAAACCTTCAAAAACAACCATATAATCAATAATAAAAGTACCTATCACGATAAACCAAGCAAGTAAACTACCAGTATTGCGAACGAGCCAGTCCTTTGATGCGATAAGCTCACTGTTCATCTTTCTAGCAGATTGTCTATCTGCTAGATATGCTTCTGTCTCATCATTATCAGCTTTTTTCATCTCGACTTTATAGTTTAGATTTGTTTTGAGAGCTTCATTTTCCTTTTCAGCTCTCTCTTCATCACTTGTTATCAAGTCGTCAGCAATTTTTCCAACACTATCAATTATCCCACTGCCAAATAAATCCATTAAACCCATATTACACTTCCAATGTTCTATTTATCCAGCCAAATAAAAACTTTTTATTTGCAGGTCTTTTTTTTACAAGATAAGCATATCTAGCTATTTTTGCTAACTTAAACTTAGCTACGAATAACTCTTTATCAATTTCATTTAATTGTATTAAAGTGTTATTGCCAATGAATCCATCGGGATGAGCTTCGCAAACAATTTGTGCTAATTTACTAGCAGTTCTAGTACCCATATTTACAGCAGTATCAAATATTTCATAGGCTATAGCATCACTTTTAATCTCATCACCTTTGATTTTGTCCCAATAGTCTCTTTTGTAAATAATTTTTGCATCTACGACTGTTAGATTTTTAATATCTAACTTTGGATAGGAAAGTTTAGATATACCAAACTTTGTTTCACCACCTCTGTCATGAGGGTCATCTACATAACCACCCTCATTTATCAAAATCTTATCTATTATATTTTCAAACTTTGCCATTTTATTCCTAATTCAATAGTTTATACACTTTATTCTCAATCTTAACGTCTATATAGTCTTCCACTTTATTATGAATTTCCTTTGAAACAAACTCATTTCGGGCTTCTTTCATTGTTAAGAATAGATGTTGCTGAGTCTTTAATTCAACAATATCGTTTATTGTTCTTTTAATATCGATGGTATGCATCTCTTCTATTTTAGAGAAGTGCTTTATAACGGGGCGATTCTCGTCCATAAATTTAAGGAGTATTTCTACTTTTATATCTTGCTTTGCGATTGAATCGGTACTGCGAGATACATTGTTTCTTAAAATAGCATATCCAGCAATAAGAGTGGTAACTCCCATCGCCAAACTGACCATCCAGCTTTCAATCATTTAATATCCAATATCTAATTTAAGACCATATCCAAGCTGTAAACAATCATCAACATATTCTAAATATTCTTCTTTCTCATCACCTTCTTTTTTAGACATAGCTATCTCATCAGCTAAATCATACTTTTTAGCTATCTTATTTTTAACAACTTGTCTAATTCTATTAAGTTGAGCAGAATTTTTAACAAGCTCTTTAAACTCAGATTGAGTGATTTCAACACAATTTATCTCAGCTGGTTGAGATGCTATAAGCTCATCAATTTTACTCTCATCATCAGCACTAATACTAACAACATTTACATCAAAGCTATTTACTTTTACATCTTCATCATTACCACGAAAAGTTAAAGTTGTTCCTGTAACTTTCACATCTTCAAACTTTATATATTTAAACATTTTAAAACCTTTACTGGTATTACCTCAGTATAATTAGGCATATATCTTTGAAGTATCTTTTTAAAATACCTTAGAGAGTTAGTACCTTTTGCATGACCAATAATCGAAACTATCGAATCAACCTTGCTTTTTAAAACAGCCTTTTTGAACTTATAAAGAGAGTGTTTTCTTACAAATCTTTTACCTCTCCATGTTCTATATCCCACAAAGTTTATTCCTCTTTTTATTTTTTGAATATGCCAATGGCTTAACTCTAAATTTAATTTATCTTGAACAAACTTTTCACATTTTTGTTTTGCAGATTTTGCCTCTTCTAGTGTTAAACCTATTAACACAAAATCATCAACATATCTCACATAACTTTCTATTTTTAAAACTCTCTTTACATAGTTATCAACTTCATTCATATACACGAGCGAATACAACTGACTTAAAAGATTTCCGATAGGGATACCTTTTTTAGATATTCCTGCATCTGCAAACATCATCATAATATTTACAAATTTTTTATCTTTAATCTTTTTTTCAAAAAGCTTTCTTAAAATATCTCTATCTATCGAATAGAAAAACTTTCGTATATCAAGCTTTACAAAGTATTTATCACTGTCATATTTATTCATCTCTCTTTGAGTATATTCACTAGCTTTATGAGTTCCACCATTTTTTCTACAAGCATAACTTGTGTCTATAAAACTGTTATTAAATATGTTGTAGATAGTTCTATATATAGCGTGTTGTACTACCAAGTCTCTGAAATGAGGTGCTTGAATTACTCTTTTTTTAGGTTCATATACCAAAAACTCTTTGTATGGTTTTGTGATATAGGAATACTCTTTTAGTTCTATATATAAAAGATCTAGGTTCTCCCCTAAATTTAGTTCAAATAAGTATGTTCCTATCTTATTACGCTTACCTTTTCTCGCATCCAAAAATGCAGAATAAAGATTCTCCTTCGTAAAACATAGTTCATACAGATACCCGTATCGTTTCGAGGAGTTTGGAATTTTTAAACCGTGGTTAATATTTTTAACTTTAATCATACTTTAACATCATCCTCTTTTAAAATTTCGCTTATAGCTGGACTCTACACCCCTTTGTTCCAATCTTGCTTTTAGGCATTTTAGGATTGAATAAAAGTCGAAACCACCAACATTGTTATTCGAATTCACGGAATAATTGTTCAGATTGACACCAAACACACCAGCATCACCAGTATTATTCCAATTCAGCCCGACAATCGGGACGAGACACACATCATGTTAATGTAGTAGCCCATTGAGATACTCAGCTAAATTGCTTTGTATCTCTGAGCTTGTTTATCCAAGCTCCTATCATCTTTCCTATCTCATTTATGAGTTTAGATATAGCTAAGTATCTATGTTCAGGTTTTGTATTTTTACTGTCTTTTGCTCCATCTTTAAAAGCAAAATATTCTAATTCGTTTGCAAGAAAAACTTGCATCCTTAATTTCTCGTGTTCAATATCAAGAGCAGTGAGTGAAGTTTTTTTATAATACTTCTTTTGACACTCAATTATTAAATCATAAACTCTATAAGCTGTATTTCTTATAGAGTTAGACAAAGCATACTTTTCATATCGTGGAAAATGATTTAAGTAAATATTTAGCAACTTCATCATCTCCACAAACTTCCTATTTAAACTAATCTCACCATTGCTTACACTCATAACGAGCTATCGCTCTATTTTTTCAAGGTAACAGAGGCGAAACCACCAACATTGTAACTCGAATACACGGAACAATTGTCCAGACTGACACCAAACACACCAGCAGTACCAGCATCATCCCAATCCAGCCCGACAAGCGGGACGAGACCATGTCTCAAATATTTATAGATTCTATCGTTACCAAATTCTGTAGTACCAGTAGCATTTGTTCCTGCTGCTGTTGGGATACCCACCGAAGCTAATCTATATTTAGTTGAGTTAACATCTGTGGAAAAGTTAAGTACAGTTTCATCTCCATTTCCAAAATATGCAGAACCAGAATTAGAATCAATAATTCCAGTCATATCAAGTAAATCATATAGTGCTGAATCTAATAAATTTTCACTTGTCAATGCATTAGGATTTATAGATGTTTTTAATATTCTAAAATATCTAGGCGAATAAACACCATCTGTATCTAGGATTTCTCTCTCTAGTCCTTCTACTACTGCAAAGTTATTAGCATCAGTAACACTTTCTACTGTATATGCTCCCGTATTATAAGTAGAACCACTTGTAAGAGTTCCACCAAAATAAATTACATCATCAACTGCTAGTCCATGAGAAGGCATAACTATTGCTGTATCGCCCTCAGCACAAGAAGCTCCTGTTTTTGCTAAATATGTAAGCCCCGTAGTTATTTTATACATATTCCCATTCACATCGCTAATACCAGAATGTTGCCCATTATGAGTAGTTTTCGCGATATTGTTAGCACTACCAGTTAAAGCACAATTTGAATAGCCACTCTCTGTAAATAACACACTTGTATCATTTACATCTGCTAAAGCATTATTATTATTCCCTTTTGGAAAATATGGAGCAACATCATTAAATGCACAAGTTGCACTTCCAGCTCCTGATTGAGATTGAGCTAAGGCTATTAGCTGAAGCACATTCCACTCAAATATTGTTGTTGTTTTATAACCCACTGAAGCACAAGCATCAATAAAGCCTGCATAATTATTTGCTGGTGCAGATATTAAGTCTCCAATAGGGTTATGACTTGAAGAAGTTGATAATGGATCTAAGAACTGTTTTGAAACTAATTTACCACCAATATTTCCTGCTAAATATTTAAAGTGTAAAAAACCATTAGGATTATCTACAAATGCTCGAGGTAGAACATATCCAGCAAGAGCTTTGTCTGAAATTGATATTATATTTCCAGTCATCTTATAATGAAATGGTGGAATATTTACAAATACACTCCCATGTTCATCAATCACATTTCCATAATTTGAATGAGCCACATCTTCATGCCCTGTTAGTTTTGTAAACCCCGCAGGTAATAATTCATCAAATACACTAGCAACACCAAATCCAAAATTACCAGCCACACCAATTTTGTAAGCATCAGCATTAGGAATATTGCTTAAATCAATATCTACTAGCTTTACTAAACTTGCTCCTGCATAAGCAAGTGCTTCGAGGTCGGTTGATGTTTTGGCTACCTTTTCTATACTTTCTATAACTGTATTTTTTGCACTTTCTAATCCCATTGTTTTTCCTTATTTCTATTTCCAATTTTTTGACTTGCTGGTCTATTCATCTCTATAGACTCAACCCAAATTTTGACATTTTTACTCGTCTTGATACTTTATATGTATCGGAATAAATATTATTTACATGATCATTTATCTCCTCTATTTTTTCATTTTTATGAGAATCTAGTTCTTCTTTTTTTACAGCATTGAAATCATTCAAACTAGGTTTAGAGTTGTTTTCTACATACTCATCTAGTTTTGGTTTATTTACATCTGTAACATGAATATCTAGTTCTTCTTTTTTTTCAGCATTGAAATCATTCAAAC